GGCTGAAACCGTTGCCTGTGCCACACCGGCAGCCTTGGATAGATAAAATAGAGCCTTGGATTGACGACCACTCAATTCATAAAGCGTGTTTCCTATTGATACGCTGAAAGAAAGCCAATTCATAGCGGCTTGTTTTTTTGCCCGTTGTTTATAGTTTTCAATCTCAATTTCCCGCTGGGCCTGTTTTTCTAAGATAGAATCCAATTGGCTCATAGCATCGGCAGTCATGGCAATTTCTTCTTGCCACGCCTTAGTCTTGAGGTCCTTCATGAATTGTAAATGTTCTTGTTCTTTCTCCCATGATTCTTCTGCCCATTCATAATCCATTTTGATGAGTTCGCCATATTTAGCTGCTTCGGTATTGACAGCCGCCCAGGCCTGCTCAATTTCTGATGTCCCTTCCCTTATTTCTTTCATAAGTTCGGGATCTATGGTAGTAGCTGGAAGAATAGTATCCGGTTTTGTCCATGTTTCAGTTGGCAATTCCTCTTTTGGCATGGCCATTGTAACTTTCCAGGGTGTAGCTTCTTTCTGCTTTTCCAGAAGTTTTGTGGCCTGCTGAATTACTTCAATCCAGCCACCTGCCCCGGCACCAAAAAGAGCACCAAGAGGACCACCCATCTTTGCGCCTATTGCTGCGCCTGCAAATATTTTCCAATGCTCGGCGAGAAAAGAAACTGCGGGTTTGATTTTGTCGATTGCAGTTCCTATATTTTCAATTGCATTCGGTATGTCTTGCTTTAAGAAATCCTGATTCGCCGCAACCCAGCCAGCCATATCCTCAGCGATTTTCGCTATTGTTGGAGCAAGAGTAACGATAGCGGATGTAATCTGTGTTTTTATTACAGTCGTGAGATTTGTTAAGCTATCATTCGCCCTCTCTGAATTCCTAATAAGATCTTCATCTATTTCCAATCCCAAATTTTTAAAGGTTTTGCGGAGTTTCTCAACTTCCTCACTACCCCCTCGCACTATATTAACCAATGAAACGCCACTTCTGCCAAACCCTGCGGCAGATAATGCAGCCTTATCGGATGCACTGGTAAGCCCAGTCATCTTATCCATGTATATGTCAAGAGCTTCATTTGTGCTTTTAGCTGCAATAAGTTGATTTTTGAATTCCTCATCCATTTTGTTAAGATAAGTAACCAAAGTACCGGTACCGACTTTTAATTCTCCAAGCCTTTTGACGAATTGCTCCAGTCCTTTATCTAGTTGCGCGGTATCGACTCCAGCCCGATCAGCCATGAATCGATATTCCTGCAATTTGCCCGTTGTTATCCCGATCTTATCAGCAGTCTTGCCAATGGTATCGGCGGCATCCAGATTGCGCTTTATGAAATAGCCTAGAGCTGTGGCACTGGCAGCGGCAACTAAAGCACCGCGATAAGAGAAGACTGCGCTACTGATTTTTTTCCACCCCTTCTCTGCCTTAGCCAAATATCGATTTGTCTTGGAGGAAAAGGATTTTGTATTTTGTGCGGCCTTGTTTAAATCGCGATTGAATTGCGATGAATTGACCATCAAATTTGCAACAAGACTTCCTATGTCAGCCATTATAAGTGGCCTCCCACTTTTTGACGCATAATGTCATCCTCTGAATATGAGACATACATTTCTTCAAGCATAGCGCTATTTTCATAAACCCTGAATTCATGCCATTGCCCTGGTTTAACCGTACAGCATTCACCAGGTTCAAGCATAATCTCTTGTCTTTCCCCTAATTCCTCGACAACAACTCCCACACTTCCATAACAGAGAAAAAACAAGTTATATTTTTCTGCGTGGTGATGCCAACTACAGCGATAGCCTTTTTTCAATTTCAGATAAGATGTGGCATGGGTGCTGTCGTGCCTAAGCAACCACCGCTCACCCCATATTTTAGCTTCTCGTTCCATGACTATTTTTTCTTTCCTGCCATCATATCTAGGCTCTTTTTAATCTGATCTACCCTGTCACTTTTGCCCGTTTCTTTTCGGGCCTCTTGCGGGCGCAACGCAAAATCCTCTGCCGTGTAAGGTCTTGCCCTTCGCTTTTTATCCCGGTTCGGCTCTGCTGTAATGGCTGACAATTGGCCTATGCGGTAATCCTGCTTCCAATCTCCCCAGCCGCCTTCAATAAGCCAGAAAGATTCAAGCTCCGTTAGTTGACTGCTCGTAAGTTGCCTGAGCATCATATCCGGGTGTGGATACCCCAGGGCTATGGCTATTCGCCATCGGGTGAGTCTCCCTGGGGAGTTGCGGAGTTTTTTTCAAGATCCTCGCGCTCCTGTCCATAAATCTTATTGAGCTTATTCGCTACATCGAAAATGCGATCAAGCGCCATGCCGGATTTTTTGCCAAGCTCTATAATATCCTGAGTAGAAAACAGCCGTTCCCCTGCTTCATCCACTAATGTATAGGCAGCAAGAGCAGCCCGGATATGAGCATATTCTTTTTTCTTGATTTGTGGCTTATCCTGCTTTTTGCCCAATCCTTTAGACCGTTTTCCTTGTTTCGGCTGGAGCTTATCCCGTTGTTCTACCATAAACTGCTCGAATTCATCCCGAGCATCGGCGGATAATTCGGAAATAATGACAGAGGCCTTCCATTCAGGAATATAGAGCTCTTCTTTTTTCAGGTCATCCTGTGATAGAATTTCCTGTCCAGTTAGCAATCTCATATTGCTCTCCTTAATGTTAGCAGTTACCCTTATGATTTGGTGATCGTGCTAGTCAGCTGAAAAGTCACATCCCATTGTAGATCAGCATCAACACCGCCATAGGGTGTGGTAAAGCCAACAATTTTCGCCGAAAAGGACCAGGTTGTTGCCGGTGAATCAGGGCAAAGAATCTGATAGTTATCCGCGGCCTCATCTGTGTATGCAGTATAAAGCGCATTCTGCGGACTATCAGCAGGGTCCCAAAACATAGTTAGCGTAACCGAGGGCGGATCGAATAACCCGGCCCCATATTCTCTGACGGTGCTATCTAAGCATGTTTGGTCACGCAGATTCTTTTCCGCAACGAATGGCGGCATGTCGCATATTTCACCAATAGTGCCGGCAGTAAATACCTCCGGGCTTGCTCCATCTCCTACCTGTAAATACAATCCTTGTGAATCAATTCTTGCCATTTTGTTTTATCTCCTAATTGTTAAGTTGCCTCAAAATGAGGAATTATAAAATCCATTGATATCCGATAAACATCGATATCATCTTCCCAAATATCACGATCGGCTTCTAGTGTGATTCCGCCAACATCCGATTCCGTATTGATATCACCCTTGAAACCATCGAGACATAACCGCACTTTATTCGCTAAATCCTTCCCACCATCATAATCTGCTGCCCAGCAATCAATTTGAAAACGTGGCCTTGCCCTGCCGCTTGGTCCACTCAGATTATGTGCTCGTTCACCTGATATCCGCTGATAGGTAATTGCTGGCAACGTCCATCCTTGCGGCAGCTTCATTGGGTAAACCCTGCTGCTCACTAATGCGGATACATCGGTATCATCGGTAAGCTGGTAATGGATGTCTTTTTCGATAGTCATCGTTATGCCGCAAGCCTCTTTCTGTAACTTTTGCTCAATGTTCGATAGGACTGCGCCATCTTCTCGGCCTCTTTTGCCATCCGCTTTGCCATACGAAGCATCATTGCCTTTAGCACTTCTTGTTTGTGTTCATCCACTGCTGGCCTGAAAAAAGGTTTTGCAGGCATTGAACCCGTATGCTCTACCATGACCCAGTTTCCCTTGATCTGCGCATAGTGCGGCTTTTTAAGTTTCCGGGGTCCGGTTCCAAATTCCACTAGATGGCCATGGGGGCCTTTTCTATCTGTAAAAATGCGATACGCGCCATGCCTGCCCTTTACCTTTTGCGTTTTAAGTGATCGATACAGATTTCCCGTGTGAATAGAGCGATTCTGTTTAAGATTCTTTTGGGCTTCTTTCTTGATTACATTTGCCCCGGCACTCACGGTAGCATCGAGTATAGTCTCCTGTATCTTGTGCGGGAAATCCTTCAATAATCTTGAAAGCATTTCCCCACCTTCCAGGGTAAAGCTGGGTGCCTTATTACCACTACCTCCAGGTCTATTCATTTGAACTGGCATTACGATTGCACCTTTGCCACGATTTCGTGTGTATCTTGCCGTCCCAATTCGATAAAACTGATAATGTCATAATATTGGCTACCATAGCTGATCCGCATCTTGGTAGTGAGGCCGTCTACATAGCGGACCTTAAACAGACAAGTTATCTCGCTGATCACACCTCCCTGAAAAAATTCCCTACCGTTCTTATCGATTTTTTCAGCCCATCGTTTCGCATAGGTTGTCCAAGTGCCAGAAGGGACACCATAAGCATCTTGGGCAGGGGAATCGGCCCCCCATTGCTGGATAGTAATCAGCTTATCCATGCGTCCAGGTTTAGCCATTAATTTTTCCGCATAAAAAGATAAACATCAACATCACCGCCGGATGCCTTGTCATGGCTCGGCCTGATATATCTAGGCAATTCAGCAATAATTTCTATTCCTGCGGCTTGGAATGCAATATCATTGCCATCATCGGCATGGAGTGTTGCCCAGGTGGTGCCATCATTGCTGCCTTGCATGGTTAATGTTGAGCCTGCTGGTGGCGAATCGGCATTCTCAAAAGTCCCAAGGGCTTGAACGGTTCCCGTGGTTGCCCAATCGGGGACCTCGTAAGCGGAGCCGGTATCAGCACAGGTAACTGTTTCCCAGAGAATCATCTCTTTTACATTTCTGATCTCAAATAGACTAGCTAACGCAATCACTGACATATTCTTTATCTCCTTTCGTTAAAATTTCCTATCCGTTATGCTTTAATTTTCTAACCTCAAAAGTGAGAGCTTCTTTGTGCATAACAAGCTCAACATCTTCAGCTTCACCTCTATTGTTTGCTTTAGGAAAATCAGCCCCAGAAATTAACATAATAGATTCTCCCTGACGCTTGTTGCCATGCTGATCAAATGATGGATTTATATCTTCTATTTCCCAATCAATGGGAAATTGCAGAGCATCTTTAATTAGACTATTGGTAATTCTTACATAACCTTTACCCATCAAAACCTCCATATCCTATAAGGTGCGAGTAAACTATCCCGGACATCCTGTAAGACTTTGACATATGCATCATTCGGTCTCTCAAAGCGAATTTCAACATCCAGTTTGATGGCATTTTTGATAGCCTCCGGGATATTCACTGTATAATCCGGAGGACTCCCGCTGTCATCGTCATAACCGGCCACAAACTCAATCTCAATAGGATTTTTGGGGTGCAACGTAGTCGAGGGCCATGTTTTGCCATGGGCAAGGATAACCCGGCCCGGTTCGGAATCGGTATCAACCTCATAATAGGTATTAGTCCATTCCGTTTCTGTACCAGCCGAATTCGTATATTTGATACTTGTAACGGATTGCAGGGGAGAATAAGGCAATTCAAACTCATCCCCACTCGGCCAGTCCTGTAGATAATATTTCCAGGTCTGCTGAACCAGGGCGCGGCCTGTGCAATCTTCAATCCATTCTCTGCTGGCCGTGATTAACCCCAATAACTGAC